ATTGTCGTTGTGATTGCGGAAAACTTTCCTGGATTTCGGACACACGACTGCGACAAGGGCGTGAAGAATGCCGGAGCTGCACGACAAAACGAGCTTGGCAAAAAATTCCGCGACTATCTCCTGTGGAAATTGATTTACGAATACGGCAAAAAAGTTACCACCAAGGGGCACTCAAACGCAATCTCCCTTGGCAATTGAGCCGAGAAGAGTTTCGTAAATTGCTTGCGGATTCCTGCCTATACTGCGGCTTAACACCTTCAAACGGTGTGGATCGTCGGGATAACTCGAAAGGATACACGCACGAAAATTCCGTCCCCTGCTGCGCTCAATGCAACTATGCAAAACGTCACCAGACAGAAGCCGAATTTTTGAATTGGGTTTCCCGGATTGCAGCGAAGCAAGGATTTTCACTGTGACAGCCTTTTACAACGAGCCTGACCCATACGCCGCAGCATGGCTGCGCAATCTGATTGCTGCGGGTCATATTGCGCCGGGGATTGTGGATGAGCGACCTATCCAGGAAATCGAAGCATGGGAACTGGTCGGATTTACGCAATGCCATTTCTTCGCCGGAATTGGGGTGTGGTCGCACGCCTTGCGGCGGGCAGGCTGGCCCGATGATCAACCTATCTGGACAGGTTCTTGCCCGTGCCAGCCATTCAGCGCTGCGGGACAGCGGAAAGGAATTTCAGATGAACGTCACCTCTGGCCTACGTGGTTCAAACTCATTGACCAGTGCAAGCCTCCAATCGTTGTTGGAGAGCAGGTTGCGAGCAAGGACGGACTTGGCTGGCTCGATCTTGTATCGACTGATTTGGAAACATCGGACTACGCCGTTGCAGCGGCAGATTTGTGCGCTGCGGGCTTCGGGGGCGCGCATATACGCCAGCGCCTATATTTTGTCGGGCTGGCCGACGCCTTGCGGAATGGAACCGGATCAATCACCGGAAATGGTAATTGCCCGCAAGCAGCGCCTCAAGGAATCGACCGGAATTCACCGGGGACCGGCATTGCCAATGGGAACAATGACCCAACTAGCGGGCTGGCCGACGACGACTGCACAAGATCATTCCCGAGGGATGGGAACGGTGCGACCTCACGACAAGGGAATTCCACTCCCTCAACGAGCAGCAATGGCGAATCTCGGAACCTTTGCGATCAGAGGCAAATTGCAAAGCGATGGCTCGATGCTGATTGGCTCCTGTGCCGAAATCCTGTCGGAGAACCAAGCTGGCGCCCCGTTGAACCCGGAACATTCCCGCTGGATAATGCGGTTGCCGGCCGAATGGGCCTTTTGCGCGCCTACGGTAACGCGCTCGACGCGGAAACGGCGACGGGTTTCTGTAAAGTCATCCGAGAGATCATCAATGATCTACGACCTGTGATGGAGTTCGACCTGTGAAACTCGGAACCGGAAAACCCGAAATCGAAGGCGAATACGTCGCCGAAGTTTATTGGGGCTGGCGCACGCTCTCGTGGCGCAAAGGCGTGTGGAATTATCACCATGATCAGGATTCGCCTTGGATGGCCGGTGATCCCGTCCAGTGGGTTGGCCCGCTGCCCGAACGCCTTGGCGGTGCAGCCCCACCGCCGATCATCGGACAAAACCCGGCGATGGAATATGACCTGTGAAAATGAACGTCACTGAAAACGGCGGAAACTTTATACTGCACGTCCCGAGCGCGCAGAAAAAGCAAATCGCCAACCTCATGGCCTATCGCGGGCTGACGTTCTCGACGAGCGCAAGCAGCCGCGAAAAGGCCGTGCTGTGGGCGACCAATCCTTATGCTCTGGCCGATCTCGCCGACGAGACTTGTCCGAAGCTGCACGCCTACCGCAAGCAGATTGAGCTTTCCCGCGCGCTCGACGGTAAAGGCACCTTGCGCTTGCCGCCCGGCCGCGAGCTTTGGGACTACCAGAAGGCAACGCTTGACTATCTGCTGGCGCGCGGTGGCGGGATCAACGGCGACCAGCCGGGGCTTGGGAAAACACCAACCAGCATTGCTTATGCCAATGCCCGCGAGGCACAGCGCATTCTCGTGATCGCGCCCGCGTCGGTGCGCCTGCAATGGGCCGAACGTATCAAGCAGTGGTCCACAATCCCGCGCGTCCACGTCTCGGTAATGCTCAAGGTGAAAGATGGGATCCACCCGACCGCGAACTACCAGGTAATTTCCTACGACGCGGCACGGAACCCGGCGATCATTCGCGCGATCTCGAAATACAAATGGGATTTGCTGATTTGCGACGAAGCGCACAAGATGAAGAATATCGACGCGCTCACTACTCGGGCGATCCTGGGTAATTCGCGCGGCGAGTATCATCACGGCGACGTGAAAATGAAGGCTATCGCCGGCTACTGCACCGAACACCTGGCCTTGACCGGAACCTTGCTGCTGAACCGCCCGAGCGAATGCTACAACCTGATCCGGTTTTTCGACCATGAGGCAATCGACTTCATGAGTGAAGAAAAATTCAAGGAACGCTACAATCGTCAAGCCGATATGAAAACTATCGAAGGCAAGCGGTTCAAGCTGGAAAGCACGAGCCTGGAACTGGAATTGCAAAATCGGCTGCGGGTCAATGTCATGGCTCGGCACGAGAAAAAGGACGTTTTCACGATGATGAAGCCACCGCGCTACACCATCGTCAAGTGCGAGGAAAACGGAGCCGTTCGCGGTGCGCTCGACGCAGAAGGAATGCTCGGTCTTTCCGTTGAGGAAATTCAGACCACCAAGGATTTCGAAATTCTCGGACACATCGCAGAAGCCCGCCGTCTCATGGGTGTGGCACTGGCGCCGCAGATTTCCGACTACGCCGTGGATTTCCTCGAAGGCAGTGACGAAAAGCTGGTGATCTTCGGTTGGCACCTCGAAGTGCTCGACATTTTTGAGCAAGAATTGTCCCGCTTCGGCACTGTTCGAATTGACGGGCGGAAATCCCCTGCCGCACGGCAAAAAGCGGTTGACGATTTCACAAATTTGCCTAATGTTCGGGTATTCATAGGCAACATTCAGGCAGCGGGAACAGGCTTGGATGGTTTGCAACAGGTTTGTTCCCGGTGCTACTTGGCAGAGCCAGATTGGGTCCCGGCACAGAACGAACAAGCCGTTTCCCGTCTAGATCGTATCGGTCAAGAGAACCTTGTGACTGCGGAGATTTTCGTTGCCCCAGGCTCGATCTCCGAAAAAATTCTGGTGAAGGCACTGGAAAAGATGAACACAATTTACAAGGTGCTAGATGCCCGTTCGATATGATCCCGTTAATGGTATTTTTCTGCGGGACGGAAAACTCGCAGGAACGGTAAACCGATTAGGATATGCCCAGATCAAAGTGGATGGGCAATTGCATCTTGCGCATCGTTTCGCTTGGTTCCTGCATTATGGTGAGTGGCCGAAAGGACAAATAGACCATATCAATGGGAATAAGGCGGACAATCGTATCACAAATTTGCGTGTTGCATCCGGGTCGGAAAATTTACGCAATCGAGGAAAACCCGCGAATAACACTTCCGGCTACAAAGGCGTTTCGTGGATTGCCCGCTATCGGAAATGGCAAGCAACGATAAAATTCGACGGTAAAAACAAGTATCTCGGGCGTTTCGCCACCCGCGAAGAAGCTGCTGACGCTTATGGTAAAGCAGCTTTGCAACATCACGGCGAATTTGCTAATTTGGACCTGTAGAAGAAAGGAAAGATGAAATGAGCGAAGCGAACAACTACCCGATGCACGTTGGCATCGTCGTGACGAGCCAGGCGCAGCTTGCCAGCGTTTACGCGCTGCTGGGTGCCGGTGTGCTGAACAGCATCGTCAACGCCGCCCCGGCTTCACCTGCCCCTACCGCTGCGGCTCCGAGTGCTGCGGCCGAACAGTCGGGTTCCGCTGCGGAAGCATCCCAGGGTGCGACTGAAACCGTCGCCGATGGTGAAGTGGATACGGGTGGCTGGCCTTGGTCGGCTGATCTCCATGCCTCGACCAAGGGCAAGACCAAGGAAGGCTACTGGCGCATGAAGGTGGGTGTCACTCGTCCCTCCGACAAGCCGGGGTTTCCAATCGCGGGCGCTGGTTACACGTCCACCGCGAGCACTGGCGAAACGGAATCTTCGCCGAGCGGGGTTGCTGCGACCGAAGCTGCTTCACCTGTTGAAACTGAGGACGACGAATTCGCCGCGTTCCGTGAAGCTGCCGCGAAGTCCGATGCCACCGACGCTGCGGCCGCTGCCGCCGCTCCCGCCCGGAAGTGGACGGACGCCGATCTCGGCGCTTTGTGCAACCAGGCTGCGGTGAAGCTCGGTGATCCTACCCCGATCAAGAGCCTGATCGCCGAATACGTCGTCGAAGGTGAAGTGGCTCACAGCCGCAACATCGCCGAAGACAAGCGCGCCGCGTTCGCTGCGGCCGTGGAAGCCAAGGCAGGTATCTCGTTCGCTGGTTGAGGTCGTAGGCAATCAGCGGAAAATCGTGAGGTCTGAACTCCCTTGCGTCCCGCTGGCAGACCGGGAATAGTCTGCCAACCACAAAGATTTAGGAAGTAGCCATGATCGAACTCGAACATTCCCCGTTAGGCGGGAGCGGAGCGCACCGCTTCATGACATGCGCCGGGTCGTTTCTCCTGCATCGTGAGCAATTG